GAAGCTTCGGGCACATAGTGATTACTATTGGAACGAAGCTGTGAACGATTGGGCATTGACATTCATTGATAATTTTGATATGATGTGTGAGTCAAAGGCAAAGAATCTTGCCAGTTTTAAATTATTAGAGAGATATAAATGTTTGAAAAATTAAAGAACTTATTTAAAAAGCAAGAGGTTGAGCCTGTTGTTAAAAAAGAGCCTAAGCCTAAACAAGTTAAAGCTAAGACAGAACTTACAGAAAAAGAAAAAGCTACAGCGGCAGGTGAACCATACATTGCTATTACTAAAGTAGAAATCAATCCTGAGAATATCAATGATGGTGCATTTGATTTAGATTTCAATGACAAATTTGTATTGAATCTTATTAAAGCAGGGTATAGACAACGTGAAGATGATACAGATGTAATCATAGTTGATAGATGGTTTCAAACAGTATGTCGTAATGTTGCATTAGAGATGTATGAACAGCAGGTAGCTGATCCAGAGAACCGTACGGAAAGCCGTGATGCAAGGGTAATCCGTACTAAGGATTTGGGTAACGGTAGAACAGAGGTAAGTTGATGCGTAGATGGAATGGTGTAGAGGTTGATGTGTATAACACATTACTACGAAATAAAGAACATACTAATTGTTCACTAATCTTAAAAACCTCATACAAAGACGCATATAATTATGCCTTGTATTGCGTTAACCACGATTTCTTTTTACGTTGGGTGAGTCATGATGACTTTGATGAGTATGCAAAATTAGGAATTAACAAAGTAGAGTATCCAGATTATGATAACTATCTAGGTGCAAGTATAGTTCCTAGTAATAGCTGGGCATTTAATGGTCATACCCCTAGTGGGTTAACTAAAGTAAAAACAACAAAAGTCACTAATTATAAAACAGGAAAGAAAACTGAAATTTGGATAGCTTTTAAAGATAATCCGTTTCGTGACCCTTCTTTGCCGTCATACTGGGAATTTATTGTAAATGCACAACAATCTAAAATTTGACAATAAATCACTTTGGGTATATAATACATAGTATTGAAGCTAATAAAGAGGTTAAAATGTCTCAACAAGAATTTGAAAGCAATGTTTGCTACTTAGTCCGTCCGTTGTTAAATGACAACGAACATGCAGGATTTTTTGCTGATACTGGCACATTGTTTGCTGAATGCTCCGAAAATACCGCACGTGATATCTTTCACCGATTAAGCAAAGAATTTGGGGTCGGTAAAGTTCAAATCAATGGTCCTGTACAGGGAGAATACGCCTACGACTTTGTATAATTTGACAATAAATCTAATTTCTGATACAATACTTGTATTGACACTAAAGGTATATTTATGAAGTATTATACAGCGGTTTACGTTTACACTACTAAATTAAACGAAAAAGTTTTTCGAGCAAAAGTAGGGTCAGCTAGACGTAAGGCAAAATCTGCATTTGATGCGGCCGAGGCTCGCATTAAAGAACAACTAACGGCAGCAAACAGTGCCGATCCCTATCAAATTCTTCATGTGGAAGATGTGTCTGATATTTGCGAAACTGATGAAAAACATCAAAGTTTGAGTAACTTACGACAATTAGAACAAAACTTATTACATGGACGTATGAAAAGAATGGGTATGTGGGTACCCAGTGATAATAATTCCAGTGAGTGGTTCTTTGACCCTACACAACAATCTGTTAATAACGTAACAGATGAAGTTAAACGAATTATAAATGAACGCCGATTTGGTGTTTCCGCATTATGTTCGTTTCCTGCATTCGATTACCAGCAAAAAATTGTAGATTGGGCTGTAGATAACCTTACCTCAAAAAATGATTTGTTGATTAATGCAATCATGCGGGCTGGAAAATGTTTTATATCATATGAAATTGCACGGGCAACTAAAGCAAAATCAATATTGATTGTTACTGCTAAAGTTGGTGTAAATGATAGTTGGTCAGAACTTTTGCCCGGCGGAGAAAAAAGTCATGTTAACTATGACAAGTGGGAATTTCATAATTATAAGAAAACAAAAAAACTGATTTATAACAATGCTGAAGTTAATGTTACTTTTATAAGTTTGCAATATATCAATAAACACTTTGATAAACCAACTGAATTGTTGAAGCAAATATTTGCCCAATATTGGGATATTATATTCTTTGATGAACAGCACTATGCTACCTTAACTGATAACACACAGCGGTTGTGGAATACGTTGAATTTTGGTAAGAAAATTGAACTGAGTGGTACTCCATATAAAACAGTACTCAGTGGTAGGTATGATAAGGATGACATTTACAACTTTGACTATGTTGAAGAACAAATGTTGCGAAAGCAAGCTACCGGTGAAGTAGCCAATGCATTTAGATATCGTGCGGATATCAATTATGCAATGATTAATGTTCCCGATAAAGTTAAAGCATATTTAGGTGATGATGGATTCACCTTCCCTAAATTGTTTGCAACTGAGAATGGAATATTCAAAAATGTAATGGCTGTGAATGAGTTTCTCAATTTTGTAGTAACTACATACAAAAAGCCACCATCAAGATTTACACCTTTTGCTGACAAAGTTTGTCGTCATACATTATGTGTATTACCTAATGATGTTAGTGCTATTAATGCCTTTGCAAAAATGTTGACCGAACACCCGTTCTTTAGTAAACGAACAATTATCAATGCTAGTGGTTCGGGAGTGAAAAATATTCAGGACGTAAAGGATCAGATTCAACGTAGTGATATTGAACATGGTGCTGGTACGATTACAATTACATGTGGACGTTTCTTAGAAGGAACAAGTGTGCCTGAATGGTGGAGTATTCATCAAATGAATAATGATAAGAGTGCGGCTGATTACTTTCAAGGAAGTTTCCGTTGTAAGACACCATGGCCTGAGGGACAAAAGGAAAGTGTTATTGTTTTTGACTATGCTCCGGAGCGTTTTGTTAGCGTGATGTATCAACATTGCGAACAACAAAGCATTGCTGACAATAAATCGGTTGATAAAATTCTATCTGAATGGTTAGAGGTTAGTGAAGTATATGATTATGTAGGTAATATTTGGAATACAATTGACGGTGAAACCATTTCTACACGTTTCTTGTCTGATATTAATAATTACATGGATCGTGTGGGCAATGCTGTAGATATTACTGGTATTACCGATGACATTATTCTATTACTAGCTAATAAAAAGGCTGATCCAAAAAATAGAAATGCAAATAGCCAACTCAACACTAATGATATTCTGACTGGTTCAAATAAAAAACGTTTGAGCAAAAAAACTTCTAATGCAACAACTAAGGAAGTGTCAGAAGATGAGGAAACAGCATTGCGTATCAAGTACGCATTACGTCAGATTTTCAAATTAATTGATGTAGCTTGGGCTGATAACTTGACAATAAGTTCATTAGATGATATAATCAACTATAAAGACATTTCAGTAGTAGATGACATTACTGGGCTTGTTCCAAAAGAATGGAACAAGATTAAACCAGCAATCAATATCATTTCAATTAATAGAGCAATTGGTCAGTATAATGATTTTCAATAACATTAAAAAACGTATCAATCAAATTAAACTGTATGATGCTAACAGCAATCAAACAATGTTGCCTGAGGATCAGATTCGTATTCTGATTAATCAAATCCCTAAGAAGGACCTTTCTAATCCTGACACCACATATTGTGATCCACAATGCGGTACAGGAAGTATACTTTTGGTTCTTGCTGATGTATTAATGACTACACTTGCTAAAGCAATACCTGATGAAACACAAAGATTAACTCATATTTTTGGTACTCAATTATTTGGATGCGATATTGATGCTACTCAAATAAAGGTAGCACATTCAAATTTGAAACGTGCTATTAATGATAACACCTTCAACATTAACATTGACCAACATGATTGCATGGAAGTGCGTACTAAGTTTGATTATGTAATAAGTAATTTAGACTATTCAACCATCAACAGATTTGTACCACTTTGGAGGAAACAATGTAAATTGTTGATTGTGACAGGAAGAGCCAATCAAAACTCTTATACAGAAAATAAAATACATGAATTAACATCATACCGATATTTAGCATTGACAGGATCATTTACCCCTCAATGTATGATGGTATTTGAACCCATCAAAACTAGCAAACTAGTTACCATTTTTAATGATGAACTTAGTTTAACTGTGAATAATCCACCATTCTTACCAAATAATGACTTGAATCAATACCAATATGCACTTGAAGTATTGGATCAAGAATTTAAAGGATATGATGCTAAATATGGATCATATTATACAAATAGTAAAGCAGTTATCAACAATCCAGGTAACGTTCCTTTAATTTTTCAAGTTGGTAGAGAAGGTGATGACTATCGAAAAGTAGTGAATGTTAGTAAAAATATCATTACACCTTCAGAAGGCGTAGGACAACACAAGATTGTTATTAGTAAAAATGGTGGTCGTAATCATCAAAGCCCGGTAAAATATGCTAGCCCCAAATTTGGTACAGGTCATAATTCTTTATGGATTAAAATGGAAGATCCAGATGAAGCAGAGCGTTTTATTAAATATTGGAATACCGAACCAATTAAAATGTTGAGCAGGGCATTGAGTGCAACATCACCTGCTAACGGAATTGCTTTTTGGAAAAGAATCCCTACAATAAATAATTATAAGAAAGTTAAAGAGATTTATGACAACTATTACAAATCCTAAGGTACTACAGTATTATAGTGATATATGCAAAGAATGGAATTTTATACCTACACAAAAAACTGCAACCGGATACGAAAGTGTTGAAAAAGATTTAAAAAAACTTTCTAAGGAAACTTGGGCAAAGGCTGATGATGCTGGAAAGGCCTTGATAGAGCAAGAAGTGTTTGATATATATCGCACTAAAAATATACTACCCATCACTTACTATTCACTAGAAGGATGTGAGGAAGAATTACGCAATCTGACTACTAAATCAGTCTCATTTAAAAATAAACAAATATCAACAGGAATGACATCAGGACAAAGTTTTAGTCGTTTTTGGTTTCCTAATATACAGGATGCAAAAACTTTTAATTACTCTGAAGTCAGTTTGCGTCATAGATTTAACAATGACAATAAATTAAAGGCAGCTATTCAAATTTGTTACAAACACAGAGATGAAGGGGATAAAGCTGTACTACCGCAAAGCATACGCAGGGCACTAGACCTCACCGGTGGTGGAACTATTCAAAATTTTAAACCGTTAAACGCACGTGCTATATATGAATATATTTGTCCAAACATGTTTGGTAATGTATTAGATTTCTCCAGTGGATACGGTGGTAGAATGTTGGGGTCCATGACTAGTATGATGCGATATAATTATACAGGGATAGACCCAAATACTAAAACATATATTGGATTAGATGCACTGGGTAGTATGCTTAATGATTTGTCAATTGGAAATGGATATCAAATGAACCATTGTTGCAGTGAAGATTTTGATGCACCCGAAAAATCATTTAATGCGGCATTTAGTAGTCCACCTTACTTTAATTTGGAAATTTATAGTGATGAGGAAACTCAATGTATGAATCGATATAACAATTTGGATGCATGGTTTGACTTTTATGTTGAACCTACATTAACTATGTTGCACAAGGTCCTTGTAGACGATGCTATCTATGCAGTAAATATTGCAGATTATGATAAGGGTAAAACTAAAGTAGTTGATAGATGGATTGAATTGTCCAAGAAACTAAACTTTGAATACGTTGATACCTTAAAAATGATGCTTAATGTACGTCCCGGAAAAGGTAACAATAAATTGAAAAATGGCTTCAAATATGAAGGTGTGTATATATTTCAAAAAAAATAATATTATATTAATACCCAAATGACACCTACTACTCAATCTACTCTTACCAAAAAGCAAGAACTTATGTGGACTATCTTAACAGATAGTTACGGTGACCAAGCTTGGTCAATGCTTGAAGATATGAAGGGTAAACGATTTAGTCATAAACGAGCAAATAAACATCTTAGTTATATTATAAATAATTGGCCAGATGAAGAAGTATGTAGAACTGTGAGAACGTGGCTAATTCACGCTAGTATTGATCCTAATAAATTATTTTCAGCAACGGAATTTAACAATAAGTATGGAAATTATATTAAAAAAAGACAAGAACCCTTTAAATTATGGCTTAAACCCTAAAAAATTGACATTATTTAAATAGTAGTATATAATAGACACATGACATACAAATACGCACTCATCGATACTGCAAACACTTTCTTCCGTGCCCGTCACGTTGCTTCACGCAATAGTGATCCGTGGGAGAAAGTGGGCATGGCACTACATCTTACACTTGCATCAGTCAATCAAGTAGTTCGCAAATTTGGAATTGACCACGTTGTGTTTTGTTTGGAGGGGAAATCGTGGAGGAAGTCCTACTATGAGCCATATAAAAAGAATAGAATTGTAGATACACAATCACAAACTCAAGCAGAGAAAGAAGAAAATGAACTTTTTTGGGAAACATATGAAAAGTTTACAACTTTCTTACGTGAGCGGACTAACGTAAGTGTCCTTCGTGATCCACAGGCAGAAGCTGATGATTTAATTGCACGTTGGGTAGCACTACATCCAGAAGATGAAAATTTTATAATTTCAAGCGATACCGATTTCATCCAATTAATTTCTGAAAAAAATAAAATTTATAATGGTATCACTAATCAACTGATTACGCTTGAAGGTTACTTTGATGATAAGGGTAAAATTGTTAAGGATAAGAAAACAGGTGAACCTAAACTGTTGGGTGACCCACAATTTATTTTGTTCGAAAAATGCATGAGGGGAGATTCTACAGACAACGTGTTCAGTGCATATCCAGGTGTGCGTACTAAAGGTACTAAGAATAAAGTTGGATTGATTGAGGCTTATGCTGATAGAGAAAAGCAAGGATTTTCGTGGAACAATTTACAACTCCAACGCTGGGTAGATCATAATCAGGTCGAACATCGGGTGCGTGACGATTATGAACGAAATAAGGTTTTGATTGATTTGACAGCACAACCTCAAGATATCAAAGATAAAGTTGATGCAAATATTCGTGAGGGTGTGCGTACAACTGTTACTCCTCAAGTAGGCGTGCATTTTATGCGATTTTGTGGGACCTATGAACTTCAGAAAATTTCAGAACAATCGGACACCTACGCAAAATGGTTGAACAATTCTTATAAGGGTTTATTGGCATGACCTTTACTACGCCTGACAAAACTATTAAAACGATCCGTAAGGATGATTCTAACTTTTATATTGATAACGGAATCGCCATAGCGCCACGTGCTGGATTTGAAATTAGCAATGATTGTCCAAAACAATATAAACATATGATTGTAGAAGCTATAAAACAGGGTTGGTTACAACCAGTAGCATATATGAAAGATTCAGAATATACTTGGGAACAACTAGGAGAATAAAATGAATAGAGATTACAACAACTTACAATACATTTTAAACAAAACACCAGATGAATTACATGAGTGGTGGAACTCATTGGATGATGAGGATCAGTCATATGCTATGGAAATCATTATTGAATACAGAAAAATGCTTGATGAACCCATTGTAGAGGACTTGTCTTTAGCACATGATTTGCTAAAACAGTTTATGCTATAATGCCTAGTTTAGCAGACTATTTTAAGGCAAATCGATACCAAGGTAAATACAGTATCGGTGAGGACATTAAACTATATACATGAAAGATATAAAATGAACAATGAAAAACTTAAAGAAATGGCCGAGCAATGTATTGCTGAGGGCCAATTTGCCGTTGGTATTTTTACCAAATTATTAATTGATGAATGCTTGCTTGCATTAGATAGTGCCGAAAAGCCCCACGTACATACTACATTTGACCAATCACAACATGCAGGTAGTATTGCAGAAGCAAAAAAAGCAATTAAGAAACATTTTGATATTGAATGAATAAAGTAGCCGCTCCCACTCCCTTACTTAATTATACCTTAAGGTATAATATGTTAAAGGATAATATGGAACTAGCAAAAGTTCGGGATATAAAAACGGCTAATGAGTTAGAAAAAGAAAAGATATTAAAAGCACAATCGGAAAGACGATTGGAACAAGACAAACATTTTCAACAACACATTGAAGAAATAAAACGGTATGAATCATTAAAGTTAACTAAAGAATACCAGGAGTACCAATATCAATATAATCTTGGTACAAAGGTTGACATGTACATTTAAACATAGTATACTTACACAGAGGAACATAAAATGACAAAAACACTTATTGCAAAACCCGTAGTAAAAAATCAATTCTGGATTGTTACTGATGGTAAAGAAAAAGTCGGAAATGTATTAGCCGATGGTTCTGGATTTGAAGTAAAATTGAATGGCAACAAAAGTCATTACAAAAATACTACAGCTATTAAGCGTAAAACAAATATTGAATTTGAAGCAGTACAAAAAATAGATAAAACTAAACATGACCTGCCCTTTAAGGTATATCCCACAACAGAAAAAGTATTCAATAGTATGTTAGATATTAAACGCAAATTGCATTTATTTACGACAGGTTCTAAAAGTAAATGCTATCATGTTGCGGGTTGGTTTAATATACAACAAGGAAGTGAAAAAGATACAGTTTTTTGTCCTAAATACATTTTTATTCAGCGTTATCCGTATCAAGGACCCTATAAAACTGAAATAGAGGCTAAAAAAGCGATAAATACTTAATGATACACATTAAACGATTTATAGATAAAGTATCCATTATGGAGACTAAACAAGGTAAAGATGTTGTAATTCCTATAGGTGAAGCTCGTGGATTGCGGGATGAATTAAACAAGTTACTTGTTGATAACTATGAATTGTTGCAGACTAAAGTTTCCGTTGAACCTGTATTTCAAGTAGAAATTAATGGTGGTAGATTTTAATGAGTAGAACACAACCCAAAATTCTACTAGAATTAGTAGATAAAGTAACATATAAATGTGATCAAATTGTAGAGGCGGCTGGTATATGGGCAGTATTTTATGAAGGACAACCTATCAATCTAAAAAGCCAACATTACTTAGATAATGAAGCTACTCCTAAATATAAAAAAACTAGTTTTAGTAATCCCGGACATGCACGTAATTTATGTCGTAAATTGAATCTTCAATTTAAAACAGATAAGTTTACTGTAGTGTTTATGAATTCAGGTAGAGTTGTCTACCCAGATGAGTAAACGTAAAACTTTAAAAGAAACTATTACAGAAGTTGTATTGGCTCAACTTCCTGATTCCCTCAATCAAGAAAAAATTATTCCAATAGATAAGCTACTATTCAAGTGGTGGATGACTGGACGCCAAGATGGATTACGTTTAACCGACGTCGGTGATTATTCATTCAGAATGGCAGAAATAGAATTTTATCAATATGAGTTAAGGTTACAACCAGAAACTCAATATCATGCTTATATATTAGAACTTAATAAAAAAATCAAATGTCCCTATTATATGGGGGTAAATAAAGATGGAAAGAAAAGCTTTCCGTACATAAGATTTTATGATAGCAAAATAGCTATGATGGTTAGTTTGTATGGAAATGTAAATGAATATTTAGATAGCATAAAGGTAAAAAAATGACTGAAGAAAAGAAAAGTAAAAATCCATTTATTAACTTAGCTAATGCCGCTAAGAAAGACAATAATAAGCCTGGATTAGGTAAAGCACCTAAATCACAAGGTCCTAAACCAACTAAGGGAAACGGTGGTGCTACGGTAGTTCGTAGAAGTGGACGTGGTGGTTAATACCACTCACCTTCATTACGCATACGTTTAATAAAAGTAAGATAGGTGCTACATATTCCGTAGCATCTTAATTGTACAGTACTAAACAATGCTCTGTCTTTAATTTCAGGTAAAACTATAACACTAGTATTGTTTACCGGAACTGTTCCGGGTGTCCATAATTTATCACTACTAGTTAATGCATTTACATTAGGATTAGGTTGATAGAAATAGTTTGGATAATTTTTTAATGGTTGTGTAGTAAACCAATCATATGTTTCCTGATTCCCAGATTTAATCCAAAAACGATTACCTTGCAAGTATTTGTCAGTTACTGGAATAGGTGCTTGTTCTGGACCTACACATAATGTATTATCTATTCTCCAAACATCAACCATACAAGCAAATCCATTATTGAAGGATTTTCCTATTTGGTCAGGAGTATTAGCATATTCATAGTTTTGGCCGTCGTAAATTCCCTGATAAGATATATATAACATAGTATGTATTTATGTCAACGTAATCAATAGCTACCGCGTTATATATATGTAGACTGTAAAATCTACTTCATTAACTTAAAGGAAATTTAAAATGAAAACATTAGCAATCGCCCTTATCACAACTTTGTCAGTAGCAACAGCAATGGCACAGAATACAGCCCCTGTCGCTAAGCCAGCAACACCTGCTCCGGCAGCTACTGCACCTGCTAAAGCAGAAGCACCAAA